AGGCCTGTGGATATTTTTCCCTCATGTATTTTGCGAACTTATTCAAATCTTCATCGGAAATGGTATGGATCATATTCTTGCGTTCGACACGTGGCAACCTAACACCAATGCATGGGTTATCACTAATAATCTTATAGGGGTTTATTGCAATGTAGAATATCCGACTAATTACTTTGTAATATGAATTGATGGTAGCAGGTGAAGAAACCATTTTGTTTACCACATTTTGTATGTGTATTGGCTTAACATCTGATAACTTCATATTGTGAATTGATTTATAGGCATCCACGGCATGACGATACATAGTTAATGTATTGTGTGTAATGTGGCCTTTTTTTATTTCAAGGAACATATCCGCAAATTCCTTGAATGTTAATTCTTTTAACTCCGTATCTTTGGTGAGTAGTGCGGTTTTGTCTAATTCCTTAACTATCACGTGGCCATATTCCTTAGCCTCTCGTTTGGTTTTGAAACCCTGTTTAGATTTCTGTTTCCATTTATAGCCGTCTTTATAGCTGACAATTATTTGGTAATTGCCATCTTTTTTGCGAACCGTCATATTGCATTGCATAGTTACACGTCCTTGCTATTAACCACGTGATAAAAGAATTCCTCATCTATATCTTCATCTAATTCTCTATCATGAGCGATCCGTTCTATTAAATTGATATGTTCCTTAGAATGAAAGTCATCGTGTTTAATATGTCCTAATTCGTGTAGTACACTAACTCGTTGAGCATCTAATGGCTTATTTAAATTAACCAGTATTGAATGACTGCCATCTTCATTAAGACGTACTACTGCTGTTTGTGTTTTCTTTAATTGCGTATAGATCAAGTTAATAGACATAACAACACTCTCCCCTGATAGAATTAATTAGATAAAGGTTCGTTAAAATACATATTATATGATTTATGAAATATATACATTGCAACTTCGTAACTCGGAGAATATACAGGAGCTTTACCAGAAGGGGATTTCCCAAATGGGAAAGAAGATATAGAGGAAATTTTATTTCCATTTAAATCATACCGAATTAAAGTATTTATTTTAAACTTTACCCCATTATCATTTGTAAATTCTCTTGCTAAATCATTAACTTCTCCAAATTTTAGTGCTAACATTTTTAAACTTCTATCATAATTAAAAAAAGAAGTCTGATTCGCTTCTACAATATTGTTTTCATCGTACCATATAGAATATACAGTAGTGTTAATAGCATAATATGGCGGATTATATCTTGATACAACAATCGTTGAATTATCAACATACGCTTCATGCGTTTGGTCTGAATACACTAATGTATACTGATTTGGATTATTACGCAATTCATTTAAAGAAATTGCATTACATGATAAAGGAATAAATAATATATAAATTAATATTAATAACTTCTTCATTCTACTTTCCCTCACGTTTCTTTAATCCCTCAATTAAATTAACAACAAAATCAATGTCATCTTTTGACATATCCTCGGCCGCATCAAACAACAATCGCATATCAGGGTTGTCTTTCAATCTATTTGCATATTCAGCCACCTCCGGATCTATGTAATATGAATCATTATTCAAGCCCATTAACTCTTCTGGAGAAACATGCAAGGCTTTTGCAAATGCATAAATTTTAGATTGAGGTATATCAATTTTCCCAGCTTCAATTTTAGCAATGCTTGTTCTATCTTTATATCCTACTTGACGAGCTAATTCTTCTTGTGATAGTTCTAATTTTTCTCGTAAAGCTTTGATATTGGCATATAGTTTCATGGGTTTTACCTTTCTTTTTAATGCCCCTTACAAAGTAAATATATTATATATGTGAAAAAAAATCAACATTTTTGTAATTTATTGTTGACACATAATCACCCTTAGGGTATATTATAGATGTGATTAAAAATCACGTTACAAAAGGAGGTGAATAGATGAAAAGTTTAAAAGACGTGATTATTGAAAAAGGATTTCGTATTTCGTGGATAGCAAATCAGCTTAATATTACGAGATACACGCTATACAATAAAATCAATGGAGTAACCGAATTTACGGCATCTGAAATTGCAAAATTAACTGAAATCTTACATTTATCAAACCTTGAGGTTAAGTCTATTTTTTTTAAAAAGTATAGTGATTTAAAATCACATCAATAATATTTAAAAAGTAATGCAAAGGAGATGAACCATGCTAGTACAAAATCAAAAAGATTTAAGGGTAGCAAATCGAATGTACGGACGAAAACTACCTACATTCGGATATGCTGGTCGAAATGATGAGTACGCACAATACTGGCGAAAACTCATCAAGACTAAATGGCCTAAACGTAACCAATCAAGATGGAATAAGAAAGTCATTCTATCTTGGGTAAAGTTAGCTAGAACGGCTGACCTCCACGCAAGGAATGAAAAGCGATGGAGAGCCTAGTATACACGGCTAACCAAGTAGCGGAACTATTTCAAATTTCACTAACTGCAGTATATGACCTAAGAAATAAAGGCAAGCTAAAACAACTACCGAATGTAAGCGGCGTGAGGTTTAGTAAAAAAGAGGTTGAAGCACTAGCAGGAGTTGAAAGTGAATACTCTGCTATTGGTTACAGAAAATTAAAAAACGAGGTAGAGCGATTAGAAAAAGAAAACCAAAAGTTAAAGAGTGAAATAAGAAAAATCACTAGCCAAATGCTAGTGATCGTAGGAGAGGGGTTATAGATATGAATGTACAATTGGAATTTAAAAGAAGTGCAGAAAGTTGGGTTAGACGAATTAATAGTGAAGAATTAAGTATAGCAGAGCAGAAAGCTGCATATGACTTTGCATGGAATGCGTTTAAATGGGATTGTGATAGTGCTGCACAGAGTGTTGTAGATGCATTAGTAAGTAGAGGTTGGTAATGATTAAAGTATGTTATGCACTAAGAATTGTTGGTGCAATTCTAGCAGTAGGTGCGATGGGTAGCCTTGAACTAGATACTATCGACTACTGGACATGGTTTTTACAAACTATGTTAGGAGTTACACTTTGGTTTTTAACTGGATATTGGCTAGAAGAAGTTCAATATTATAAAAAAAGAAAAGTCCGCTGTGAAAAGTTTTAGAAGAAGTTTCAGCGGACTTTGTGTAGAAGTATTGGAAAATACTCTACTTGTATTTTAACACAAGGAGAATTTGAATGCCAAGTTTATATGAATTAAACAAAGATTATAAAGAGTTGCAAGCGATGTTAGAGGTGGCTGAAACGGAAGAAGATATGCAAGCCATCCAAGATACTTTGGATATGTTAGATTGCAGTATCGATGAAAAAATCGAAAATACTGCAATGTTTATCCGCAATATCAAAGGTGATATTCAAGCATTTAAGGATGAGGCAAAACGGCTAAGTGCTAAAGCTAAGACTTTAGAAAATATGACTGAACGATTGAAAAATAACATTGATCATGTCATGAAAGAAAACCAACTAACAGAAAAGAAAGTTGGACAATTCAAATGCTACTACAAAGAAAGCGAAACAGTAGAGATTGATAACTTGGATGCACTACCTGATGAGTTTAGAAAAGTAACTATCGCAGCAGACAAAGTAGCAATCAAGAAAGCAATCAAAGCAGAACAAGAAGTAGCTGGTGCAAGGATTGAAAAGCACATGAACTTACAGATTGGTTAGGTGAACGATGAAGTTTAGAGAGTTAAAAGCAAGTGAGATAGATTGCCGAATACAATCTATAGGACAAAACAAAGCAAAAGCGATTGGAGCAACAATTCTTTTATACAAAGATGCACGTGTTGATATGAATATCCTTGATGAAACTGTAGGTGCTATGAATTGGCAACGTGGACACTCTGTTATTGATAGCAACTTGTATTGTACGATTTCGATTTGGGATGAAACAAAAAAGCAATGGGTTGCTAAAAGTGATGTAGGCACAGAAAGCAACACAGAAAAAGAGAAAGGGCAGGCATCTGATAGCTTTAAAAGGGCTGGTTTCAACTGGGGCATTGGCAGGGAACTGTACACCGCACCATTTGTATATATAACATTACAAGACGGCGAATGGTACGAGGGTAGAGATGGTAAACCCAAATCAAACGCTAAATTCAAAGTAAAAGAGATTGCATATGACGAAAGCAGAAATATTGTGAAGTTGGTTATTGTAGATAGCAAAGGCAGAGTACGTTATACCTTTGGTGAAAATACACAACAACAAACACAAGAAACTGTGTACAACTGGCAAACTCTAAAAGCTAGAGCCACACAAGGTGGTATTAGTGAGGAAGAGTTAGTGCATTATGTAACCAAAACTTTCAAGGTGAGCAAACCAGCAGACCTAAAGCAAGACCATTACCAACAAGCATTCAACTGGGTTAATGCTAAAAGGTATGCACAACGATGAAGTGGACAACAAGTAATATTGAAACGCTCCGTAGTCCGCTAGGTGTGATGGTAGTAATACCAGCACCACATGACAATGATCTAGCGAAATTAGATAAAGAAAAAGAATACGTGATAGAGATTAAAAAGAAATCAAAATCACGCAGTATGAACGCTAATGCATATTGCTGGGTTTTATGTCAAAAGATAGCGGAAGTCATGAGTAACCATTCGTATATATCTAAAGAAGATGTATATAGAAAGGCAATCAAAGATTGTAGTCATTTCACATATGTTCCAGTCCGAGAAGATGCAGTCGAACGCTATATAAACATATGGAAAGGGCATGGCCTTGGCTGGATAGCCGAAGATGCTGGCGAGTGTAAAAGCATCAAAGGTTATCACAATATCATGTGCTACCACGGCAGCAGCGTATACAACACAAAAGAAATGGCACGATTAATTGATTGCCTAACAGATGAATGTGAACAACTAGGTATCAAGTTAGAACCTAGTGAGTACATCCAATCTCTTATAGAGGGGTGGGAGAGTGAACAAAAGAAAAAAGAATGACGATAAACTTTACAAAATTACAAGACCGCAAGCTATCGAACGAGATAGTATAGATGGCTATCCATGTTGTGTAATATGTGGCACACCTGCTACTGAGGTACACCACATATTGCCTAGAGGTAGAGGCGGTACAAGCGAACTAAACAACCTAGCGTGTTTGTGCAGATATTGCCATGAGAACTTAGCACACGGAGTATTTGCAAAGGAAACCAAATTAAAGCTAGAAACAATCATTATGGAAAGGATGAAACAATATGAAAAGAATTGATGTTGTTGAACTATATGTTAAGAAACGTATTGAGAAGTTAGTACAAATACAAGGCGAATACAAAGTAAATGAAAAAGAAATTACAGAGCTAAAGGATGTATTGGATGTAATTAATCAAGTGAATACATCAAAAAAAAGCCAAGAGTCTAATAAATTTGATGCATTTGTTTATAGCCTAAGTAAACTTAATCAACAATTGCAAGACGTGGAAGAAGAATAGTTTATGGCTGAAAGACGGATGATGGCAAAGTCCATTATTAAATCAGACCAATTCCTTGATATGCCAGCTACAACACAAAACTTATACTTTCACATGTTGTTAGATGCTGATGATGATGGTTTTGTAAATGCACCTAAATCTATCATGCGAATAGTTGGTGCTAAAGAAGATGACATGAAATTGCTTGTAGCTAAGCAATTTGTAATTGGTTTTGGTAGCGGTGTTATTGTAATCAAACATTGGAAGATACATAACTACATTCAAAGTGATCGTTACAAACCAAGTTTACAACCTGAAAGAAAGTTACTGGAAATTACTGCAAACAAGGAATATCAATTAAATGCAAGCAATGTATCCATTATGGATACAGAATGTATACAAAATGTATCCATAGGTAAGGTAAGGTTAGGTAAGTCTAGTATAGGTAAGGTTAGGTTAGATAAGAATATAGAGGGCGAATGTGAGAAACCACATTCACCAAAGCGTAAAACATTTACTAAACCTACTATTGATGAAATACAAGACTATTGCATTGAAAGAAATAACAATGTAAATGCTGAACAATTTTTCGATTATTACGAAAGTAATGGTTGGAAAGTTGGTAAAAACTCCATGAAAGATTGGAAAGCAGCGGTTAGAACATGGGAGCGTAGCGAATACAGAAAACCTAATTCTAAAAAGAATAGCAAGGAAGATGCAATAAACGTAGTTAATAACTTGATGAATAAGTTAGGGGGGGGTGTAGATGCTGAACAACCAACAACAGACATTAAGAGCGCTATCGATGTTACAGATAGCGTGGTCTACTGATATGTCAGAGCAACGAATGATGTTGTATGTAACAAAGTTATCTAACGTAAACCCAGTTACGTTAGAACAGGCAATTAGCAATCTGATTGATAAATGTAAATTTCTGCCAACTATCGCAGAAATTAGAGAGGAGTGTTCAGCATTAAGTAACTATGTAAATGCACATGAGGAATTACCAACCGCACAAGATGCATGGGAAAGGGTGTATCAAGTAGCACGATCATATGGCTACGATAAAGGGTTAGATAAACTAGATGGGTTAACGAAACAATGTGCTAAGGCAATATGGAAATCGTTTGACCCTCAAAACGGCGATAACTTCAACGAGATGTCTTGCCGTTCGCAGTTCGTGAGGAACTATGAGTCGCAAGAAATAAGGGAACGTGAACGATTGAGATTATCTAATTCAATCAAAGACAATCACTTGTTGTTAAAGGCAAGGGAAAAAGCAGAAAAGGAACGAGCGTTACTAAACGCTAATCAGAAGAAAATTGAAATGACTTCGACTGGTAATTTGGTAGAAGTAGCGAAAGCACCAGTTGATGTTGCAAAAATAATCGAGGAAAGTGAAATATCTGACGAGGGAAAAGAATTGTTGAAACAAGCAATAGGGGGATAGATGAAACAAAAGCCAAAGGAATTTGAAGTGAGTTGTAATGTATCGTTCAATGTTAGCTTTACAGTACTAGCAACTAGCGAAGAACAGGCTAGAGTGAAGATTGATAACCTACTTGAAATCATGAGAAACGAGGCAACAGTCGATTGCCACATTCACGAAGATTATGATGTGTACATTGACGATACAGAGGCATCTTTAAACAAAATGTATTATTACTAAGGAGAATTATGAATACAGTACAGATTTTAGGAAATTTAGCACGTGATCCAGAAGTGCGTTATACCCAAAGTGGTCGAGCGGTGGCCACTTTTACGGTAGCAGCAACTAACACCTATATTGACTCCACAACAAATGAAACGAAAGAACAAACTGCTTTCATCAACTGTGTGGCATGGGGAAAGCTAGGCGAAGCAGTAGGGAACTACCGCAAAGGAAACCGCTTATTCGTAGAGGGGCGTATTCAAACACGTTCTTACGAAGATAGCAACGGACAAAAGAAATATGTTACGGAAGTTATCGCCGGTTTCGTTGGTGTATCCGCCTTAAATGATATGGCAGCGGAAAGCAATTTTGATAGTTTTGCAGATGATAAAGGCAACGATGAAAACGTTCCGTTTTAAGAGGTGAATAATATGAGCGAATATAAAATTAGTGGCTATGTAAAAATTAGTTTTTCTAAAGTTGTAGAATGCAAAAACTATGATGATGCAATGGAGAAAGCCGGATAGATTTCATATAACGAAGACATAGATTTTAGTGAATTGAATGATTGGTATGACGATGTGGATGTTGAAGAAATAGAAGAACTATAGGAGTGAGTATCAATGCTAGTAAAAGATGAAACAAAATATTGTTGGTGTGAGGATGAAGTAGCTGGTAAACCGCAAAATAGTATTAAAGAGGCTATCGAAGATTATTTGGAATACCAAAAAGATTTGTTTGATGTATGCGATAGTGATCATAGTTATTTAGGAGAATATGATGTTGAGTCAGTAAGAATTGGACATCCTTATTACTATGTACCTGTGATAGATGGTGAGCGAGTGATTTGGAATGTGCTTGATTATGATTTAGATGATGAAATCGCAGAATGGTCATACGATTACATGAAAGATGTTAAAAGCGAACACATAGACGAACTAAGTCAGGAGCTGACAAATGTATTCCAAGCATGGGAAAACCGTCATGGGTACAAAAATGATGGGTTTGTAGTGTTAGAAGCAAAAGACTATCGTATTGAAGATTATGTAAAGGAGTAAAAATATGAATAAGATTGTATCAGCTTTATTGGTAGTAGTTATGATTGGTGCGGGTGTATGGAGTTTTGCGTTTGGTGTTCCGATGTATATGGTATGGCAGCAACAAAAAGCTGGTGAGGCTGAACTTGCTAGAGCCGAGCAAAATAGACAAGTTGCGGTGCTAGAGGCTAAGGCAAAACTTGATAGTGCTGAAAGCCTAGCACAAGCAGAAGTGAAACGTGCGGAGGGTACTGCAAAAGCTAATCAAATTATCGGTCAATCATTAAAAGGCAACGAGGCTTACATCCATTGGTTATGGGTTGATACTTTGAAAGATAGCAAAGACCAAATCATTTACATTCCAACAGAGGCTGGTGTGCCAATTACAGAAAGTTTCCGATTGAAAGAAAGCAAATAAAGCGATGATAAAGATATTAAGAGTGGTGAATGATGAAGATCGAGTTATTTAATGATAATTTTCAGAATTTTAAGCGATATGGAATACCAAAGGCACAATTAGTTATTGCTGACATTCCATATAATCTAGGAAACAATGCCTATGCGAGTAATCCTATGTGGTATGTAGACGGCGATAACAAGAATGGAGAAAGTAAAAAGGCTGGTAAAGCATTCTTCAATTCTGATTACAACTTTAACATTGCAGAGTACTTTCACTTTTGTAATCGATTGTTAAAAAAAGAACCTAAAGAGCGAGGACAAGCACCATGCATGATTGTGTTCTGTTCGTTCCAACAAATGCCAATGGTTATTGAATATGCAAAAAAACATGGGTTTAAAAACTACATTCCTATAACATTCAATAAAAATTATAGTGCGCAAGTCTTAAAAGCGAATATGCGTATTGTAGGTGCTACAGAATATGCATTGGTATTGTATCGTGAAAAACTTCCTAAGTTTAATAACAATAAAAAAATGATATTTGATCACTTTGAATGGAAACGAGATAACAAAAACCTAGTTCCTAATATTCATCCAACGCAAAAGCCTGTAAGTGTACTTAAACGATTAATTGAAATCTTCACAGATGAGGGCGATGTAGTAATTGACCCAGTAGCTGGTAGTGGTAGCACATTAAGGGCAGCAATGGAATTAGGTAGAAGCGCATACGGTTTTGAAATCGATAGAAGAATGTATGCAAAAGCTAAAGAAGAAATGTTAAGTGATGTAAAAGTACAAACAAATTTAATGGAATTTGCAGAATAAAAAAGAGAGGTAAATATGTACGAATTACAAGAAAAAGCAATCAACGCAGCAAGAACAGTTTTATTTAATGAGTTTGGTTATAATGCAAATGAAATAACACCAGCTGATATGTATGTAGTTTGGTTTTGCAAGACATTACAAAATTGGAAAGCATTGGTAAGTGGTGTACATATCAAAGAGTATATCGAGGTTACATATAACGGAGATAAACAAGAGATCTATGTTGATGTATATCAAAAAGCGTGTAATCAATGCTTGAAAGATGGCGGTGATGAAGATTGCCAATAAACAGTAAGCAAAAAGGTGCTAGAGGTGAACGAATGTGGCGAGATGTGTGTAGGTCGCATGGGTTCGATAAAGTCCGTAGAACGGCACAGTACTGCGGAAACACAGGTGATGCATCGGACTGTGTAGGTTTACCAAACATTCACCAAGAAGTGAAGTTTGTAGAAAACCTCAATGTGAGGAAAGCATACGAACAAGCGGAACATGATACAAAAAAGAGTGGCGATATACCTATAGTAGCTTGGAAAAAAAGCAATAAGCCTTGGTTAGTCGTAATGAGTGCGGATGATTTCTTCCGTATATACAAAGAAAGTGAATGGAAAGAACAACTAAAAGGGAGTGAATAAATGTATACGGTAGTATTAATAGAATGCAATGGTAGTGATAACGTATGGCGGTATGGTTCATACAAAACAATAAACGAGGCACGTAATGCGAGAAATAAATTTGAAAAAGAGCAAAGAGAATTCATGCAAGGCCTAAGCGACGAACAATTTTCTAAATTTATTGAAGAAATGCCAGTTATTGTAAAGAATTATTCTCACATTATGAGCGTTTCATATATTTTGCAAAATTGCTGTGGATAACAAGAGTATCTGTTGATTTGGACACCGATGAAATTATATTGATTACAGAAAAGGAATAAAGAATGTGTAAGAAAGATGGATTTTTCAATGCATTGTTGATATGTATGATCGTTTGGATTTTTACGTTATTAATCGGAATGACACTTATCATGTTTAAACACATATTATTTAATGTTGGTTGATGATTAGGATATGGGCGGTGAAATATCCGCCCTATCATAAGAGGTGAGTATGAGAATTTATGATGATATACGTATACTTGGAATGGAAGATGCAATTTATATTTTGCAACGTGCTTTAACATTTGTTTATGAAGATGATTTACTTGAACCTAAGATTGATTTTGATTTCGGTAGATTTAGAGTTGTTTATAAGAAGAACAACATAAATATCGGTATAGAAATATCAATGATCGAATTACAATCTGCAAAACTTACATTGGAACAATTGGCATTGGATATAAAGAAACGAGTTATATCGCAATATAGGTATGAAATAGATAAACAATATGGTGGTGTGTATGATTAGTTTAGAGTTGTTATCTAGTGCTTTAACAATCGTTATTGGTGATACAATCTATAAACCTGAGATTGAAAGAGAGGACGGCAGCATAAAAATTATATATAAATTATCAACTGTAACTATTACAGAATTATCAACAATATTTGAGATTGAACATTGCGTGAGGTTGGACTTTTTTGTTGATAAAATAAGACTTAAAATCAAACATCAAATATACAATTCGTTATCAATGGGGAATACCAATGGAAATATTAAATTATAGTGGATATGTCGAACATTCCGACTTTTACATCGCACCTCAAAGCTATCAAGATGCATTTGAGTTTTTATGCCAGCTTGCATTTGAGAGCGAAGAAACTGTGTTCTATATAGGTAAAGCCATTGAGTATGATAAAAGCTATGGCTTTGATGAAGATGATAACTTTTACCTAGAAGATGAAGTGATGTTTGTTTGGAATGAGGATAAAGGAGAGTGGGTGAGTAATTGACTAACTATAAAAATGTTACAAATTGTAGTAGGTATGCAATAAAAATAGATGGGTGTAAGTGCATACCTAATATAGTAGCCTATGGAATGCAATGTACATTTTGCTATAAATATAAAGAGAAACTTGTTAGATTTAAGTGTATTTTATGGGACGTTGAAAATCCAACAAATGAAGAATTAGAGAATGTGACACGGCATGCGAAAAGTTTGTTTAACAATAAGGAAAGGGAAAAGAATATGATCACAGATGAACAAGGGAGAGAATGGTTACTTCAAAAGTTTTATGATGATGGGTGGCTATATTATTATAAAGCAGGTAATGGATGTATGTACCTATCCAAACGAAAGCCTGCTTTTCGTATAGGGAGTAATGAAATAGACCCAAACAGTGGTGGAACAACAAAGTGTACTGATGCTTTTGTAGGGTTAATTCCTGAAATGCAACTTAATGAAGTGTTGGATATCACAAAATGTTTAAATATTGTTAATTGGTCGGAAGTAACGATTGATACGCCTATAATCGTTACTACATCATATGGTGGTGTTGTAAATATGCACTTTTCTAAGTTTGAAAATGGCTTCATATATTATTACAGCAATGGACGTACAAGTTGGACGCAAACAAAACCAATTGGAATGTATAAAACCACGCCTGAATATGTAAAACTAGCTGCGTGCGAATGTTATTTATACAGGCGATAATTGGTGTTATATTAATCATTTTTGGGGCAGGTGTTATGTTTGGTGGTGAGTAATATTTGAACGAACTAGACGAAAAGAAACTAATAGAAATGGCGGTTGAGTACCTGCAACCTGTTAAGTTAATTGATGTACAGATTGCATCTATCAAAGAAGAAATCAATCAACTACGAGCAAACCTTACATCAATAGGTGCGATTGATTATAGTAAGGACAGAGTAACAGGCGGTGGCACTCCGCAAGGGTTAGAGGGGAGCGTAGCTAGATTTCTTGATACAGTCGCAGAACGTGATAAGAGAATTGATGAACTATCAAAGTTAAAATGCGATGCGATCACTAAGATTGACAGCCTAGATGAAAAACTAGGGGCAATCATCTTGCGTTATGAGTTTGTGTTAAACAATACAGCCGAAGATGCTTATAAAATGATAGGGTGCTACTCAACGAAACAGGCTAAACGATACAAGCAAAAGGCATTATTGGAATTTGGACGAAAACTTGTCCAGTAATGTCCACAAATGTCCGTTAATGTCCGTATACCTATAGTTTGCTATTAGGTATAATATATATGTAGAAGTTGCTACTAAGCGACTTTACTCACTCTTTCCTTTTAAAGGTAAATCAAAACACAACAACAAGCGCACCCACATAAGAGTGCGCCTTTGTTGTATATGGGCAAAATTTGGTTTTTACATATTGAATACTGACAACTAACTGGGCCTCCAAAATTAGTCATATATTCTATTGTTACTTAACCTAACACAAGTACGATTCATCATAGTTAGTTGTTGGTATTGAGTGTGTAATGATCATTGAAAACTAGGTGCTTTTATCTTTTTAACTTTGTTTTTCATAGTTGAAACCTAAAATTGTGTAAATTGTCATGTCATAAACAAAGCACCTAGTTTTGAGTGATTAATGCAATTAAACTGAATAAAACTATCACATAATGAGGTATATCTACGTGGATATATCTCATTTTTTGTATAAATCTATCAAAACAGGGAAAGGGTATGACTGAGATAAGATGTTGTAAGTTGAAATGCTTGAACAACAAAAAGGGGATATGTACCGCAAAGGTAATTGAATATGACGGACTGTGTCAAACATATATTACTCATGGTGGTGCGAGCAAATGTAATTATGGGTTGTGCGTACGATCGCATGGCAAATTAAAAAGGAAAGGTGGCGAAGTACTTAAATGATTAAAGCAATTAAACTATTCATTGAAAATAGAAAGCTATTCAAACAAGCAGCTAAGAACTTGAATGATAAAGACTTACAGGCGAAAGCAAAATACGCTTATGAGCATCGTGGAGATAGCTTACTGACTATCATTGATTATTTAGCTATCCTATGTGCGGTATTAATCGCAATGGCCATTGTGTGGTGTTGGATGTGAATTATCAACCAACAATAAGAAAGTTATTAACTGCATTACGGATGAATGGTAGGCGATACGTTGTAGATACAAGACAATCATGGAGCAAATACGATAAGCCTTGCAAGGTGTACATAGTAAGTAGAATGTACAACGAAGAAGAGTATAAGCTAGCATTCCCTGAAAAGTATAAAAAGGGTAAGACTTTTAAACAAGGACAACTCTATAAAAAAGAAAGCGAGTATAGCAGCACCAAACAACATGAGGTGTTGCTATTTTTAGTTAGAACATATAAAGGTGGTGAGTAACATTGACGAATATAGAAGAATTAGCACAAAAACTAACTAAGAAAGAACGCATATTCGCTGATGAATACGTTAAGACCACCAATGGAACACAGAGTGCTATTACTGCTGGATATTCAGAAAAGACTGCAAGTGTAACAGCTAGCAAGATGCTAAGAAAACCTAAGGTACGCCAATATATAGATGCAATCATGGATGAGCGCAGCAAAGACACAATTGCAACGGCTGATGAAGTGTTGGAATATCTGACTAGGGTTGTGCGTGGCGAAGAAAAAGATGCGTTTGGGTTAGATGTATCAGTAGCCGATAAAACGAAGGCGGCTGAACTCTTAGGTAAACGGCATATGCTATTTACTGATAAGGTGAAATTATCTGCAGAAGTAGAAATTGATATTTCTGACCGTATGAAAAAAGCACGGAGTAGATCTAATGAAGTACAACAAAGCACAGCTGATTGACGCACTTGCATCATTTGCTGATGACCCCTTGGGGTTTGTGTACTTTGCATTTCCTTGGGGAGAACCGGGGACGCCGTTAGAAAATATGGAAGGTCCCGATGAATGGCAAATACAAATCTTAAAAGACATCGGCGAACAATTAAAGAAAGGTAAGTCATTACAAACCGCTATTCAAGAGGCGGTAGCATCTGGCCATGGTATCGGTAAATCTGCACTGATATCATGGCTTATTCATTTTGCTATATCTACTCATGAAAATACTCGTGGCGTAGTTACTGCCAACACGGAAGGTCAGCTCCGGACTAAAACATGGCCAGAACTTAGCAAATGGCACAATATGTTCATTGCTAAAGATTTGTTTACGTATACAGCCACAGCTATATTTTGTAGCGATAAAGACTATGAAAAGACATGGCGCATTGATGCCATTCCTTGGAGTAAGAACTCCCCTGAATCATTTGCAGGCCTTCATAATCAAGGCAATCGGATATTGGTTCTATTCGATGAAGCATCGGCGATTGATGATGTGATTTGGGAAGTAACTGAAGGGGCTCTTACAGATGCTAACACTGAAATTATTTGGTGTGCATTTGGTAACCCTACTCGTAATAGTGGTAGGTTCCGTGAATGTTTTCGGAAGTATAGGAAGTTCTGGAATACATATCAGATTGATAGTCGTACCGTTAAGATATCTAATAAAGCTAAAATTGAGGAATGGTTAGAGGCTTACGGTGAAGATTCTGACTTCTTCAAAGTTCGTGTTCGTGGTGTATTCCCTTCCGCATCAGATTTACAGTTTATCTCTACTGAAATTGCGGACAAGGCACAAAAACAATCTTATAAGCCGGGAGCATTTGAACATCTGCCGGTAATCATTGGTGTGGATCCTGCGTGGACTGGTTCAGACTCTTTAGAAATAGTGATGAGGCAAGGCTACTATATGAAGTCGCTGGCGTCGATTCCTAAGAATGACGATGACTGGCGCATGGCTCAACTTATCGCCCAGTTTGAGGACGAATACAAAGCTGATGCCGTATTTATTGATATGGGATATGGAACAGGCATCTATAGTATTGGTAAGCAATTAGGGCGCAAATGGCGGTTAATTGAGTTTGGCGGTAAGAGTAATGACCCTGTATATCTCAATATGAGGGCTTATATGTGGGGACAGATGAAAGAGTGGCTCCGTGAAGGCGGCTCGATTCCACCGAATGATCAAGCCTTATACGATGATATCGTAGGTCCTGAGGCTATTATCGATAAGAATGGCCATATTCAACTTGAAAGTAAAAAAGATATGAAAGACCGAGGGTTACCATCTCCAAATAAAGGTGACGCCCTCGCCTTGACGTTTGCGGCGCGCGTCGTTAAAAAAAGCGAAACAGGCAACAGGATTGTAGCTAATACAAGTTACAATCCTTTTTAATTTAGAAAGTGAGGGATAAAGATGTGTATGAAAGGTGCATCTGCTAACTATACACCACCTGCTCCAGCTCCAACCGTTCAAACGAATATGAGCAATCAGACTGGTGAGGAAATGGCAGAAACTAAACGCAAATTCAAACGTGGCTTTGAATCTACTATCTTAGGTCCGACTGCGAGCGGTCAGAAATCGATTTTAGGGGGATAGCATGGCGGAAATGGAATCTTTACTAGCTAGACAACCTACGGAAGGTGTTAAGCCTATTAGGCGTGATTATACGAAGTTGAGAAAGAAGTTTTCGCAACTATTTAACGCACAGCAACGATACGTTAATAAGTGGAAGCAGTTGCGTGACTATCAATTACCATTCCTTGGTCAATTTGATGGTGAGGAAGACCAGTCTGAACCTTACAATGGCAAAATCCTAAACCCTGTAGCTTGGGAATCCTGTCAGATATTCGCCAGTGGCGTCATGAGCGGCTTAACGCCTCCGAGCCGTAAATGGTTTAAGCTAACCATGGAGAATATCGACGTAGCAGCAAATAGCCAAGTCGCTGAATTATTGGATGAACGAGAGGAAATCCTATATGCGGTCCTCGCTAAATCTAATTTCTACAGCGTAGTTCATCAAGTTTACATGGAACTAACAATAGGGCAAGCACCTATGGGGATATTTGCTGATAGTGAATCTGGTGTTCGTTTCACATCATATCCAATTGGAACCTATGCTATTAGTACCAATAGCAAGGAAACTGTAAATATCTTTGGTCGTAAATACAAAATGACAGTAGATCAGATTGTTGAGCAATTTGGATATGAGAATTGTCCGGATAATATCAAAAATATTTACGACAACGGCAACAGTTTGCAGCAGTCATTCACAGTCAATTGGTTGGTTGAGCCTAACAAAGACCGTAAGGACAAGTTAGGGCGTCGCAATATGCCATATTCGTCTATCTACTGGGTTGAAGGCAGCAATAGTGATGAAGTGTTATATCATGGCGGTTTTGAAGAATGGCCAATTCCAATCGCTCGGCATACGTCGATGGATTTGAATGGTTACGGCAAAGGTGCTGCATGGTTCGCTCAACCAGATTCACAAATGCTACAGAAATTGGAGTTTGATTATCTAACAGCCGTTGAGTTAGGTGTTAAGCCTCCTATGCAAGCACCATCTGATGTCATTAGCACGGTTAACTTATATCCGGGTGGCATTACAGAAATTGAGGGTCAACATAAGGTTGAACCGATGTTTGCTGTGCCGTCTAATTTACAGGATATTCAAAATAAGATTGCAGTAACAGAGGATTCAATCAAGAGAGCCTATAGTGCGGATTTATTCTTGATGTTAGACCAAATCGATAAGGGTCAGATGACGGCTCGTGAAGTTATGGAACGCACGCAAGAGAAATTACAGCAATTAGGCCCTGTGGTTGAGCGGTTACTATCTGAGTTCTTGAATCCAATTATTGAACGTGTATATTCTGTGCTAGATCGTGCCGGTGTGTTTCCACCTGTTGATGATGAGGAACTCTTAGACCAATTAAACGGTCAAGAGGTGAAGATAGAATACATCTCGCCATTGGCCCAAGCGCAAAAGATGAGTTCATTGGTAAACATCGAACAGTATTTTGCGTTCATCATGAGTTTGGCACAGGCTAATCCTAACATCGTTAACAAGTTTAATTTTGAGGAAGCAGCAAATACATACGGAGTTAATCTTGGTGTTCCAGCGAAGATTATTCGCTCCGATGATGAATATCAAGAAATCTTGGCTCAACAAGCACAGGCACAGGCTGAACAGGAGCAGCAAATGCAGTTAATGCAAGCGGCTCAACTAGCACCTCAAATGGCTAGTGCGGCCAAACAAGCAACAGACGCCGCCAATGATGGCAATCCTGCATTACAGAGTTGGCTAGGAATGGACGGTGTTTAGATGAAAACAATTAAAGATTATATGCAAGAGCGAGATATGCAGGCTCTTAACCACGTACTTAGCACAGAGCTAGGTAGGTGGTTTTTTTGTCGGTTAATGGATCGCTCAGGCATATTAAAGCAATCTTTCACTGGCAACAGTGAGACATATTTTAACGAAGGAAAACGCAAGGTAGGGCTGTTATTTCATGGGGACCTAAACAAATTAGGCATCGATGGGGTTAAACAGTACCACCAAGCACAGCTCGAATATATCGGGCAACAAGAATATTTTAATAGTTTAGTCGATAAGGAGAAACAAAATGGCTGATGACAATATGGGTGCTAACAATAACATGACTGGCAATGAACCGGGCACGAATCCGGACCTAAACAATCCTACGCCACCTACTGAACCACCTGCTAAACCAGATGGTGAAGGTAGTAATCCATCTGTACTAGGCGGTGATAATACGCCACCTGCTGAACCAACGGTTTATGACTTCAAGGATGTATTCCCTGAAGGTACTGAACTTGATGAAACTGTATCTGCTGACTTTAGCAAGCTACTTAATCAAGTCGGTGCAACACAGGAACAGGCTGTTGAGCTAGCCAAGTTCGGTAGTCAGTACGCACAGAACATCTTAACTGCTTATCAAGAACAGCAAGAGCAAGCAATTGTTGAAAAACAACAAGCGGATTACGAAAACGCCAAGAAGGAATTAGGCGGTAAATTCGATGAAACTGTAGCCCTCGCAGGTAAAGGCATTGAAGCACTAACTAAAGCGGTACCGGAATTACGTCAATTACTTGTTGATAGTCATATCGACAACAACATCAACATGATTAAGGTATTTGCGGCAGTCGGTGAAATGGTTCAGGAAGACCCGGGCAAAGGCACAAGACAAGCCGGAACCGGTCAAAATTCTGATGAAGAAACAGCAAAACGAAAAATGTATCCATCTATGTATTAAGAAATGAGGTAAATAATTAATGGCTACAATTGGAACTCAAAATTTAACACTTTTAGATTTGCAAAAACGAATGGATCCAAATGGTAATGTTGCTCAAATTATTGAGCAATTAGACCAGTCGACAGAAATCATTCAAGATATGACGATGGTCGAATGCAACCAAGGGTCTAGCTTTGTAACAACTGTACGTACTGGTTTACCAGATGTTACATGGCGTAAATTATATGGCGGTGTTCAAGCGTCTAAATCCTCCACACGTCAAATTACCGACAATTGCGGTATGCTTGAAGCATATTCGCAAACTGATAAAGCGCTTGTTGATAAATCCAAAGATAAAGCATCCTTCCGTGCAACTGAAGATAAAGCGTTTGTTGAATCTATGGGGCAAGAATTATGCCGTACGATTTTTTATGGTGATGAAAATACGCCAGAAAAATTTATTGGCTTAGCTCCTCGATTTAATACTCTTAATATCAATAAAGCAGCAAGTGCAGAAAACATTCTCGATGCAGGTGGCACAAGCAACTTAGCATCTATTTGGCTTGTTGGTTGGGGCCCTTTATCTGTTCATGGCATTTATCCTGAAGGTTCTGCAGCAGGCTTACACCAAGAAGATAAAGGCGTTGTTACTGTTACTAAAGACGATGGCTCCATGTTCGAAGCGTATCGTACTCACTTTAAACATGATGTTGGTTTGACTGTACGGGACTGGAGAAATGTTGTTCGTATTGCCAATATCGATGTTACAAAATTGACAAATGATGCTAAAGCCGGTGCAGATCTTATCAACTTAATGATTGAAGCGGAAGAACGCATCCCTAATCTTGGTGGTGTTCGTCCAGTTTGGTATATGAACCGTACATTACGTACATTCTTGCGTTTGCAAAAGAACACAAAACATGGCTCCACTATCACTGAAGATATGGAAATGGGTAAACTCGTTACTCGTGCAAACGGTGTACCAGTTCGCAAAATTGATGCATTGTTAAGCACTGAATCTCGTGTTATTGCGTAAAGAAAGGAACATAATTCAATGATTATTGATGAACAAAATACATTTTTCTGGAAAAAAGAAATCACTGCAAATACAAATTCTGACGTGGTGATGAATGGTAACGGTGGCGATGCTGCCGTTGCCTTATGGTTGTATATTCGTTTAGATAAAGACGTTACAGGTACACCTTTATTTAATGTGTACACATCTGATAAGGAAAATATGGCTGATGCCACATTGTTAACAGGTGTTACATTGCCACAGAACTCCAAAGCTGGTACAGAATACAAAGGTCGACTTCCTGCAGGTGCGAAAAAGTTCATTCGCATTAATGCGAACAATATGACTGCTGCTACCATTACATCGTTCTTAACAGATGGTGTTAATTTGAAATAAGAAGGTGCAACTATGAATTTTACGGCTAAAGAAACTATGTACCACGGCAACCGTGGATTAATTCAAGCAGGTGAAAGTATTGATTTCTCTGAAGAAGAAATCAAGGAATTTGAGCCTGATTATTTTAAACAGCTTTTTTCTGGTAATGAAGATGAAGTAACAAAAATCTTTAATCCAAAATCTAAGTCTAAAGACAAAGAACCGGGTACTGAAACTCAGCCTCCTGAAACAGAGCCGGGTGACAAAAACCCACCAGATGAAAATCCACCAGATGAAAATACTGAAGGTGACAATACCGGCAATGAAAATCCACCAGATGAAAATACTGGCAACGAAAAGCCTAAGAAAACAAGCAAAAAGAAAACCGATACTACGGAAGAATAAGTGACAATATGAGGGGTGCTTATGCATCCCTCTATTACCATATAGGGGGAACTATGACACCTACTGATATTTGCAATCAAGCACTCGCATTAATTAATGCAGGGTTGCTATATTCACTAGAAGAAGAAACAGAGCAAGGACGCCAATGTCGTATGCAATATGACCCAACTAGACAGTTGGTATTACGGCAGTTCGAATGGAATTTTGCTCGCAAAAATGAAAGATTGGTATTGTCCGCTCATAAAATTAATGGGTGGAATTATGTATATGCGTATCCGGAACAATGCATTCGGATATTAGGTGTTATTCCACAAGGCGATCACTTCCATGCGGAATCGCAACCGGAATACAACATATTTAATATTGGAAATAACAAAAAATGCATAGTGAGCGATGTGCCACTGGCATTCATTGATTATATATATGATGTAACAGATTTGGATGTTTGGGATTCAATATCCTTGTATATGTTGCAGTGTAAACTGGCTAGTGCATTAGCTATGCCACTCACTGGTGACAGAGGATTGTTTGACCAAGCGTACAAGTTGTATCAAGCTGCAGTTCAAGAAGCTAAAGGAATGAATGCTAAAGAACGTAAGCAAGATACAGTTTATATATCTAGCTATGTGAAAGCGAGGGATTGGTAATGAGTAATCCTATCTATATCTCACAATTAGCATTTACAACTGGTGAGGTATCACCGGATGTATCGAGCCGCTTTGATTTAGAGCAATATAAAAGTGCTTTATTAGAGGCTGAGAATGTAGTTATTCGTCCATATGGAGCCGTTGCTAAACGGCAAGGGAGCCAATATGTAGGGCAAGTTAAATATAGTGATAAACCAACACGATTATTTGAATTTACTACAAATACTAACAATTCATTCATGCTCGAGTTTGGCGACAAATATATTCGGGTGTGGAACTACGGAGTTTATACCGGTATCGAAGTTACGACTCCTTTCACTAGCGATATATTGTTTGATTTGAACTGTAGCCAATCTGGTGACGTTATGTTCATTTGCAGTGGAAAATATCCAATTCAAACACTATCTCGGTATAGTGACACGGACTGGCGACTTGAAGCCTACAAGTTAACGGAACAGCCGTATGACACAATTAATACAGACGTTAATTCTACTGTTACGGTAACTGGTGATACGATACGTTCTAGTAAGGATCTATTCAATGCTGATATGGTTGGAATGGTCATGCAACTAGGCTATTTTGTTGCAGCCGTTCACACTAAAAATACTGGGACAGTAGTTGAAAAGAAAGAAAAACGTTCATTTATGGGCGGCTTTAATAAATGGAATGAGTACAACAACATTAATTACAATGTAGAATCCTACTCCACAGACCAAGACTTAGCTTGGAAGTTCACAACACACGGAACATGGACTGGTACCGTTAAACTTCAAATTACCACAAATAATGGGACGACTTGGAAAGATTACCGTACGTACTCCTCTAATAATGACTATAATGTAACAGATGCCGGAAAGATTGAACCAAATGCAAAATTGCGTATTCAATCAGATATTAAAAGCGGTGAATGTAATGTTGACCTTTCAATTCTTCCATATACCACATGGGGCATTGTCGAATTTAAAGAATTTGTAGACTCTAAAACCATGAAGATTAATATCTTGAATGGTATTGTTGAAAATGAAGCTACTTCAAAATGGAAAATGGGGAGTTGGGGGCGCAGCAATGGATATCCTAAGTTATGCACGTTTTATCAAGACCGTTTTGTAGTGGCCGCAACAAATAAAAATCCCAATTATATTTGGATGAGTCGTACTGGTGATTATCCAAACTTTGGCGTTGAAAAGGTAGAGGGGACTATCACAGATGATAGCTCAATTACCTTGCCTGTGATTAATCGCAAAATGTACGAGATTCGTCATCTTGTACCGGCTAATGATCTAATCATTCTTACGAGTGGTAATGAATGGATTGTTAGCGGTGATAAGACAATTACGCCTACTAACTGTAATTTAAAAACACAGACGCAACGAGGAGCCTTATCATGTGAATCACAGTTCATAGGTAATCGCTGTGTATTCGTTCAAGAACGTGGTGGCACTGTTCGTGATATGGGTTATAGTTACGAGTCTGATAACTATACAGGGCAAGACCTCACGTTATTTGTTAAGACTCGTGTTAGAGGGTATTTAACTATAACCAGTGCATACGCTCAGGACCCGGACAGCATTATTTATTATATCAGAAATGATGGGGAGATTAATTGCTTGACCTATATCCCAGAGCAGAAAGTATACGGCTGGTCACATTTTGTGACCAATGGTAAATATCTATACTGTGAATCCGTGTCTGAGGGTGAACAAGACAGCTTGTATACTCTTGTTGAACGCACATTGCAAGGGAAAAAAGTTAAATGTATCGAGCGTATGGTGCCACTGTATTCTGATGATGTGAATGTATTCCTTGATTGCTATATTGAATTTAAGTCAAGTAATGCAATTGATAGCATTAACATTCCTCATTTGAGTGGTCAAACTGTGCAAGTTGTAATTGATGGTAAGCAACAACCGGATGTGGTTGTACCAGATGATGGCTTATTACAATTAAACGTCAGTGGTAGCAATATTAAAATCGGATTACCGTTTACCTCTAAAATTCGTGTTCCATCGGTAGAAATGCAAATGCAAGATGGAACATTGCAAGGTCGTATAGCTACCGTATCAAGAGTAGTATTGCGAGTTTATAAATCCTTTGGTGGTAAAGTTGGCCGTACATTTAACAAAATGGATGATATTACATTACCACCAAATGAACTATTTACTGGCGACAAGCCTGTAATTTTACCTAAAATGGGAACAAATTATTCAACAGATACATCGATATGTATAAGGCATAGTGATCCATTCCCATTTAATTTATTATCAATAACTCGCATAGTTGAAATTGGGGGAGGATTAAAGGATGTTCCGGGACTATAAAATTGATGAAATTGAGCCTACACGGCGAGATAAACTAATTCATGACCTAGAAGTCAACCTAAGGGCGATAGATGCTATAGAAGTCCAAGAAGTAAATCGTTTATATCCTTTTAAAGATTTCTGTTCCGAGATTTGCAAATCTGATTATGATAGCCATGTCGTTGTTGAAGACGATGTGGCTATTTGTGTATATGGGATTGCAAAAGAACCGGTTAACGGAATGTATGGGATATATTTTCTTGGTAACAAAGTATTAGAAAACGATATGCGCTGGCAGATGCGTTTTATCAAGTTAAGCAATCAAGTTATCGCTGAATGGTTAGAAACTCGTGAATGGCTGTTTAATTATGTTCATACTACTAACATTAAAACAAAACGATGGCTCGAATCGATTGGGGCCGTGATTCATCCAACTGTAAAAGTTGGTGATTTAGAATTATTTACTCTCAAGAAGGAGGACTTCATATGTGCTTACCCGCAGCGGCAATCTTAACCGCAGTCAGTACTGGTATGGGATTGGTTGCTCAAAATCAACAAGCTAAAGCACAATCTGCTATGTATAACGCACAGGCGCAAGCGGCGGAAGCTAATAAGCGAATATCGGATCGCAAGCAAGAGCAAATTGCCATGCAACAATTACAAGAGCGTGACAAAATGGATAATCGCATGCGCCTTGTAGCCGGAACGAATGCAGCTGAAGCAGGAGCAGGTGGATTGCAAATGGCAGGGTCCCCATTACAGTTAATGGCATCCAGTTATGATGAATACAATAAAGATGTATATAACTGGGAACAGAATAAGAATAATGCTATTTACAATGAGTACCTTAATGGCATGAACTATCAGAATGAGGCAAGCGCCGCACGTGCTTCCGCTAAAAATGCACGACGTCAAGGCAATTTGGCAATGGTAGGTAGTATTCTTGGTGCCGCATCATCTATGTATGGATTAAAACAACAATATGCCAAGCCTAAAATGACGACTACGTATGGCGGGGACCCTACTGGTTATACAGATAAAGGCCCAGTCGTAACTGTTAAGCGTGATTATAGAATGAGGTAGGATATGAAATTTGCTAATTATGATCCGACACAAAAGCTGAATACGATTCAAGGTGGGACCCAAGCTTCCGGAAATGAAATGGCGTATGGCGGAAACGTGAGCGGTCTGAATGCCATGACTAAAGCCTTGCAAGATGCAACAAATACATGGGAAGAAATCGATAAGCGAAAAGATTACATCGATGTAACCAATGCTATCAATGAGTTCAATAATAGTACTAACCAGTTACTGAATGATGATAAAGATGGACTGATGAATCGAAAAGGGATGAATGCTCAATCTATATTGCCTGACTATAATGCCGGTGTAGATAAAATACAACGTGAAATCATGGGTAAATATAAATTTAGAACCAATGATGCTATTAATGCCTTTACGAAAGCTGTTGAAACGTCTAAAACGACTGATTACAATAACATATCCAAATATTCAAGAGGTCAATATGAAACGGCGTTAAGTACAGCTACACAAAATCAAATTACTAACCTTCGTGATTCTGCTATTCGGTCTGACAACATGGCTGACCAAATGAAAACAATTACATTGATGGGTGATTTGTATAGGTCTACTGGCAAGGAATTGGGACTGGATGATGAACAGATCAATGAAAAAATCCGTGCTAATACAGATGAGACAGGTAAGTATTTACTAGATAGGGCTGTTGCAGAAAACGATTCCACCAGAACAGAAAATCTAATATCGTCATTAAGTGGTGTAGTTAGCGAAAGTGTTTTGACTCCATATAAAAAGATGTCTAATCAAATGAATATCAACAAATTAGTTAATGACGATAACACCTACGCTAAGTTGTATAAAATGTACGGTCATGATTTGAACTCTGGTATGAATAGTGCTGCTATGTATGTTAGAGCAAAGATGGAAACCCAAAATGAAGAGGCATTAAAAAGCGGTGCTGGTGCTGACATTCATTTATGGGGAATTGCACAGTATATATCTAAAAAATATGGATATAATGCGGAAATGGTGTATCGCCAACTTTATCATGAAACCGGCGGTAGTGCGAATTTCGGAAAGTTACAAACAGAAAATAAAAACTATGCTGGATTAACACAAGTAGAACCAAATGGTGAGGAAAACCGTCAGCGAGATGATGGTACTAATTATTATAAGGTGTATAAAACAGATGAGGAATTTGCAGATGATTATGTACAAAGTTTTTTAAGGCATTATGACGGTTTAAAAGATGTTAATGATGTAGATACATGGGCGCATATTCTAAAAGCGAATTCTTATTATACTGATTCGGAAGCTAATTATTCAGCAGGTATGAGAAATGCTCCTATGGCTAGTGGTGGTAGTCCCAAATATTCAGAAGACCAAATTAAGAAAGCTGAAGATGACGCTAAGACAGCATACAAGAATTACTATACGTTACAAGAGCAAACTCGGAAGATTGCTATTAATGATCGTTTACAAGCAGGTCAAACAATCTTAAATCAAAAAATAGCCAATGGCGATGTAAGCGGTGCGTTCCAATATGCACAGGTTCAATTGGCTGGTGCCACCACTCCTGAAGAACAAGAATACTGGAGTGGGAAAATGGCGAGTGAAAGACCTAAGCTCGATAGAATTTACGAAAAAGGTTTAAAGATGACAGCGCAAGAAAAATGGGGGATTAAGCAGTATGCAAAGTCTCACACTTATGAACAGACACGAGCATATGCAGAACGAGTGTTGCCAAATAAAATCATGGATGATGAACTTGATGCATCGTTACTTGAAATCGATGATAATAACAAGAAAGCTAGCAATATTGATTTAACTCCGTACGAATATAAATTAGCTGATGTTATGCCAAAAGATAAGACATTGGCAGGTAGCTTTAAGTATGGTGTTAAACAAGAAATGGCGGGACGTATTGAGGAATTCAAAGTTAAACATCATAGACCACCTACAGATGCGGAAAAAGATGAAATCTTCGATGCTGCAGTAGCTACAAGTACATTGCGTAGTACAAGTAAACCATACTTTGGTGATGGAGATGATTATTCCTCTACAATAAGTGGTGCAAGTAACCAAGCTATCGGTATTGTCCATGCTGAACCTGTAGGAAATCATTATATCCGAGTAACATATCGTGATGGCTCCACTCAAGATATTTACGAATCAGAATACAATGCATTACAACGGAGATATACAAATGGCTGATATTAATCAACAAGAACGTGATGAATTTCAAGCGTTAATAAGAGGGTACGGACAAGGCCCTCGTTCATTTACTGCTAATGCTGGTGTTCAATCTGACCCTGTAGGTGGATTAACGCCAGTTGGACAAGCTATCGGTAAAGGAATAGATACTGTATCTGATATTGCAAAAAGCACAGCAGATGCATTATCTACAATCGCCAATACACCTATAAGCGTTACCAATGATGATGGTACAACAACGGTATCTCCATTTGGGCAACAGGGAAATACATTTCAAGCGATAGGTCAATTAGGACAATCATTGCCTAATGCTTTACCTGCTAGTTTCGTTAGTAACACAGACCGATTATTCTTATATAACAATGATCAATTACGTGCTAATGAAGCCTTACGAATTGCCAAGACGTTAAATATTGGTGCAGATACAGTCATGTTTGGCGATGATAAAGCCTTTGAACGTGCTGACTATTTGTCTAGGCGTGCAGAACGTGGCCAAGTTTTACAAGATATTTATGATGAGTTTCCAGAACTCTACAAAGTCAAATATGGCTCACAAGCTGAAGGCATTCAAGCATTAAATAATATCGAATCAATCAAAAATACAAAAGGTATATTCGATTCCATACAACAAAGTATCTGGGCAATGAATGACCAAATGAAATTAGGCGATGTTGGCTTCGCCTTAGCTTATGAATCTGACCCACAAAAGATTAGCGAATTAACGGCTGAAGTTAATCGATTACAAAATAACTTGCAAAATTATAGGCGCCCAGATGGTGGAAGTCCATTAGAAGAGATATTGGGTTCAACTTCTAGTCAAATCTATATGATGGGCAAGCAAGGCGGTACAGGTGCTATTGTAGGCGGTATAATTGGCGGTATTGGTGGCGGTATAGTTAGTGGTGGCTCTGCTGCTATACCTACTGCAATGACTGGCGCTAAATGGTTAGGTTCTGCTGATATGGCATACGAGATGTATAAGATGTCATTCGGCAACAAATATCTTGAATTGATTGGTAAACGTGACCAAAAGGGAAATCGAGTATATTCCAATGAAGAAGCGAAAGAGTATGCCATGTCATTTGCTGCAATTGATGCAGGGATTGAATTTGTGGCGACTCGTGCAATCGGTAAAGCAGCAACTAAAATTGCTCCTAAGTCCGCACTTGTTAATGCAGTTTCAAGAGGGACTAGCAATGCTGCTGAAACATTCAATCGTGGTATTGGTGTTACTGCTGCACAGGTGGCCAAGAGTTCTATTAAGGCTGGCGCTCCGGAACTATTTGAGGAAGGCCTACAAGACGTCAACGAAAAATTACAGCATAACCTATGGCGTAAATCGAATGATCAAGAGGGTCCATATTCTGCAGGTGATATGTTTGTAGGTGCTGGTGAGGCTATGTGGCAAGCTCTACCTGCTGTTGTTGGATTTGGTGCAATTGGTGGCGGCATTAGTGGTGTTCGTACCATGAAGGCTTTTAGAGATTTCCAAAAGTTATCACCTGAAGAACAACATATGGCTGTGATGGAAGAGCAAAACCGTAACGGTCATGTTATCATGCAGAACCTTAAAAACGATGCTGCGGCTAACAATTTGGCAAAAGAAAACCCTGAGTTATACGGAAAAATCGTACAAGCTCAGGGTGATAACATAGTGGTGTCTACCGCTTACGTTAATGTCAATGAAATGGCTGAAACCGAAGAAGGTCAAGCGGCCATCCGAAATATGGTAGATGCAGGATTGGTAACACAAGAGGATGTATCTAAGGCGATTACGGCTGATGCTCCTATTGAAATACCTATTGGCTCTTATGCACAATTAAGTGGAGGCTTATCTGAAGAAACAGTTAAGGCATTGGAAGAATCTTCTTACTTTACACGTGGTGGTCTTTCCATGAAAACCCTTGAACGTGCAAAAGAAGAAGTACACGCCATGAAAGATCTTGTTAAAGATGATACTGAAAAACGTGCAGAGCGTGTAAAGAATGATATTATTCGTTCCTACTTTGACGAAATATCCGATATAGATAAGGAAATGCTTGATATGGTTCTTGCGGATCCAACACATATTAAACAAACATTTAATAATGTGTATAAGGAATTAACCGAGCAATATCGGGAGCAATATACAAGCGATTTCGATGCTATGGATACTGATTTAGAAACCGCACGTACTAGCGGTGTAAATCCTACATGGTTAGGCGAAAACAAGCCACCACGTTCTAATTCAGAGCGTAGACGAATGGCGTATCAATCTAGTCTTGCTCGCACCCAAAGTACACTAGCGGATAATCCGGAAGCGCTCAATCAAGCAGGTGCCCATTATGCTGATATGGAGCATGCACTTAAACAGATTGAATCGCTAGAATCTATGCGAGATAAGCTATTTGAACTCGCAGATAATGACATCGCATTACGTATGCAATTATCCAAATCCGGATATGAGGTGTATCAGTCTTTAAAGTCGATAATGAGTGATGAAACCGTTGATCGTAAACAACGTGATACGGCGGAAGCCAATGCATTGCTTATGGCACAACATGCTGATGTTATGGCAGATATTATACGACGTGCAGGACGTGGTAACTATACGGCCATGGATTATTTCAATACTGTTCGTGTTCAAATGAACGGTGGCGCATATAATAATGGGTATGCACAACCATTACAAATGCAGCAAAAAATAGAAACGGCTATAAAGAATTGGGGACAAGTTGTTGATGATCAATTGAGCGGAAAACAAATTAATCGAACTGTTCAAATAATGGATTCTCCACTCGTATTACAAATGTTAGGATTCGATGGCGCTGTCATGATTGATCCGAGCATAATTCATAAAGTAATCACTGGGAAACATGCTAATCAAATATCAATTGATGACATTAAATTATTACCTAAAAAAATAGCAAATCCAGTTGCTGTATTTAAGAATTATAATGGTCGTTCACAAAAAGCAGTTCCTGATGAAGCAATCCTTGTATTAGATATGTATGCTAAAAACGGCAACCCAAATATAAATGCAAGTGGTGAGAATATCCAAGTTGTCGTTACATTTACTAAAACTGCTAATGGGACAAATATAAATAAAATTAAAACCATTACTCCAAGACGTAATATCAATTGGTATAATCAACAAATCGCAAATGGCAACTTGTTATATGCGAATACAAAAAAAATAAACCGTCTAGTAACGGGTAGCAGGCAACAAATGGCCCAACCGGTTACTAAACAGTTTATTATTAACAATAGTATACCAAACGAAAACGATTTAGACAAGCTACGCAAACAATATAATTATCAATACTATCAAGCCGCATGGCACGGATCACCATATGATTTTGATGAATTTGATTTAGGCGCTATCGGTAGCGGTGAGGGCAATCAAGTACATGGCTGGGGATTGTATTTTGCTAAAGATAAGAAAGTATCTGATTTGTATAGACGTGAATTATCTTTAATTCATGACGTTGATAAAGGCACATTATTTAAAGTTGATGTGCCAGATACTAAAACGATGATTGATGAACAACAGTCATTAAATATTTTAAGTAAAGAAACAAAACAAAATCTAAATGCAGCAATTAATGCTTTGCCAGAACAAGAAAAAGAAGTATTTATCAATGAATATACAAATAGTCCTTTGTTTAACCATTATGCTAAAAAAGAAATTGATGAGTTAGATAGTAAGTTTAATCAACTAGATGATGAATACCGTTTACTCAAAGATAAATACCTTGATGAATTTCTTAAAGAAGATCTTAACACGATTACACAAAGAAACCTAAATAGATTGTCCGAAAAATACAATATCGATTTAAATGCATTAAAAGAAAACCCAAATACTATAAAAGATATAAAAAATCAACTGGATACCATGTGGTTTAATGCTTTGGTAGAACTTGGTACTACTAAAGAAAAATATAGGGAGAGCTATTGGGGTAAGTATAAAAAAGATTTTTCTGCACTATTAAATGATGGTGGTATAAATGGTAGAGATTTTTATCTGGCATTATCAAAAGCGCTAGGTAGTGCAAAGCAAGCGTCAGTACATCTTAATGAGTATGGTGTCAAAGGTATTACTTATATTGGTGCGCAAGATGGACGATGCTATGTAGTATTTGATGATAAGGCAATCAAAGTAATTGAAAAATACAATCAATCTATCAACGGTATGACGACAATTAATAGTCCTACTGACCGCCTTATTCAAATCTTCAAAACGGCTGACCGGTCAACATTCTTACATGAAATGGGACACGTGTTCTTTGATGATATTAAGAACCTAGCAGAAATGGAAAACGCTCCAGAGCAACTTGTAACGGATTGGAACAAGTTGAAAGAGTGGTCTGAATGGGATGATATAAAAGGTGCTGACAATACAAAAGCACATGAAAAATTTGCTCGTGGATGGGAAGCATATTTACGTGAAGGTAAGGCACCGACTAAAGGATTGCAACGTGTATTCCGAATGTTCTCGAAGTGGTTAACCCGTATCTATCGTGCGGTGACACGACTAGGCGGATTACCACCAAAGGAAATTCAAGACATTATGGCACGTATGATCGCTGCCCAAGAAGATATAGATGCTTATACAAAAGAACAGGCACTTGAACAATTTGAATCTAGCAAGTTATTTAAACAGCTCGATGAAGCTGAACAAGCAAAGGTTCAAGGCTATATTGCCGACGTCGGGGAAATGGCGAAAGAACGTGTCATGAAGCGGTATATGAAGGAATTAGAAAGTCGCCCAATCAAAGAATGGAACGATGAAAAAGATACTATTCAAGCCGATATTGAAAAGCGTTTAATGGAACAGTACCCAATCTACAAAGACCATCAACGTTATAATGCATATGGTAAGGATGCATTAACTAATACCCGATACGGTACGCTTAAAGAGCTAGAATCTGCTGAGCGTGAACAGACTGGTTTTACATTTGATGAAGCGGTTAATCAAGCTATGGAATCCGCAGAGCAGGCATTCATTGAAAATAATCATATTGGTAAATCTAATATAGAAATTGCTGAAGAATGGATACTGTTTTCTGATGGTCAAATGAAATTAACCGAAGAGGAAGCTAGGATTATCAAATCACAAACCAATCGGGACCTTGCGAATAATTGGGAACTACTCGATAGGTTGAATCGACTCGACCCTAATTCAGAAACAATTGAATCTGATTTAGAGCCAATTGTAAAACGTTTTATTGGTGACAATGAAAAGGTCGCTAAAGAATTAGGTATTGCAGTAAAAGAACTTGATTCTGCTCAAGACCGTATCGAAAAATTAAAAGCACAGTTGCAAGAACGTATCAATAATGTACGTGCTATTCGTGATAGTGGAATAGGTGTAATCAGTGACTATATGAACCGTGCTAAACAGGAATTGGGCGATTTGACCTTATCTCAAGCTAGCCAGTATAAGAAGTATCAAAACCAAGCTATTCGTGAAGGTAAGCGTGCTGATAGGGCATTGGCAGTCAATAAACTGGAAGAGGCACTACAAGCAAAACAGTTACAACTTTTAAATCAAGCGAGAGCTCGTGTTGCGTTTGACAATGCACTCCGCATTAAGAAGTTACGAACTAAGTTACTTGATAATCTAAATAGGATGACACGCCCTAAAAATCCTATTACTATTGAACCTAATATGCGTTACTTCTACGCACACATGGCATATCAAATGGGGTTAACTAAATATGATGGACTAGAACCAGTAGACGGCTTTAATATGAATGCCGTTATTAATGCATTAGATCCTGATGCGGATTTGCTAAATGTAGAAACATCATTTAGATTTGATAATTGGATTATTCAAACATTTAATAGTGAAGTACCGTTAGCATTCAAAAATCTAACTGTATCACAATTAAATTCCTTAGAAGAATTAATGACGGGAATTTATAAAAGTGGTAAGCGTGATTATGATGGGGTTAGTTTAAAAAATAATAAAGGCGATATGGTTTCATCTACTGATGCAGCGTTAGATATACTAACCACTGCAAGTAATATATTTGGCAAAATTACTGAAAGTACAATTAATAAAGAGAACAATAAAAGCTTTTTAGATGCTACACTTAGTAAATTTGCTAATGGGATGTTGGAATTAACTCAAATGAAGACAATCCTTAGACGTTTGGATGGCGGCAAAGGTGGCCCAGCTGAAACTTATATCTACGATACAATTAATCGAGCAAAGCAACAATTTAATGAACGGATTGAATCGGCTACTCTCCGTATGGCAAAAGATATTGCAATATATTCTAAACGCGAATTAAATGATATTCGAAATATTAGAGGATATCAGGTTGGTGATTTATATGGATTAACTAAGGAAAAAGTAATTGTACTAGCACTCAATTGGGGGACACAAAACAATCGACAACGAGCTATGGCTACTGCTAATTGTAATGAAGTAGAAATGGAACGCTTATTTCAAGAAGTATTAAATGATAAAGACTGGGAATTTATCATTAAGACATGGGATCATATTAATTCATTCTATAAGGAACGTAGCAAAGTTCAAGAAGAGTTATATGGGAATCCATTAAAAAAGGAAGAAGGTATTACATTCTCTATTGGTGGTAGGACTATTGATGGTCAGTATTATCCAATTGTGTATGACCCTAAAACAAGTAGTAAATCAAGTAATCAACAAGTAGAAGATGTTGCAATGCAAATGATGAGCAGCAATGCCGTATTTGGATTTGGTATGAGCGCAACAAAATCAAGAATGAATGTTGTACAAGGTAAGCAATTATTGTTAGATTTTGACGTTATTCCTAAAGCACTTACTGAGGCTGTTAATCATATAACAATGCGTCAACCTGTAATTGATGTCAATCGATTATTATCTAATAAAGAATTGGCTGATTACATAACAAATAAGTTCGGTAGTGATACATATCAATACATGAAACAGTGGGTTCGTGATCAATGGGCATCCGAAGTATCTCGACTAAGTGAATTAGATAACTGGATTTCGATATTAAAACGTAATGCAGGTGCTGCCGTTATGGCCGGGAACTTAAATGTATCCATCCAAAATATTGCCAATCTCCCTGTTGCAATTCAACAACAGGGCGCCTCAATTGTATTCCGAGCTATCAGAAATGCAGGCTTAGGAATATATGGAAAGGGTACAAGGAAAAATATAGAAACAAGAGAATTTGTATTTGGCAAATCATTTATGATGCGTGAGCGAGTTCAAACGCTAGATAAAGATATGCGTAAAGGTTTATCAATTGGTGGTAAGGGATTATCAGTCAAAGGTGTTCAAGTAGGTGGATATAAATTAGAACAAGCTATTGACATTAAAGATACTATAAACAATTTTGGCTATAGTATTATTGCCGAAACAGATTTAATGTTATCTATACCACTATGGAAAGAAATTTATGATGTTGAATTAAGTAAATTAATAGAAACAGAAGGCGTTTCTGTTGAGTGGGCTGACCAAAGGGCTATTGAAAAAGCAGATAAAGCTATTATAGATGTATTTGGTACAGGCGATGTGAAAGACCAAGCAGCTATTCAACGTCGTAAAGGCTCCTTTGCTAATTTTGTAACAGCGTTTTACACCTATGCAAATACACTGTGGAACATGCAATTAGATGCCTTTTATGCATTAAAAGATAGAGGCGATTGGCAACAATTTATTAGTGTTTTACTTTGGGATTTAATGATGCAAGCAGTTATTAATATGGTTTTAAAAGCCATTACTAATGGTGATGATGACGATCCTGAGAAAATGGCCAAATCTTTTGTATCTGAATTTGTATCTCAATCTACAATGGGTATTCCTCTTGTTCGTGATGCAATCAGTAACGCAATGAGATTTATCATGGGTGAACGTGGGTTTACAAGAGGTAATGGCCCGTTGGCATACAGCATTATAGATAAGTTAGAAGATGTTTATACAAGCATTAATAGTAATAAGCGTGATTTTACTGATGTAGGAAGAGCCGTTGGACAAGTCACTAATCGTATTATCGGATTTAGTGATACGGCTAGCGATGCTATATTTACATTAGCCAAATACGGATTAACAGATATTGATGCAGAACTTGAAGACTTGCTATTTTCTGTAATGTTTAATAAACGACTTAAGTCTAAAAAAGAAAAGAAGAAACAATAAAAGTAAGGACTACCTAGTTTTAGGTAGTCCTCTTTATATGCAACAAAGAAAGGCGGGATATTGTGATTCCACAAGTCAACAATCCAGTTGTTCAATATCAATGTGATGGGGTTAACAAGACTTTTATTTGGCCATATGACTTTAATAATATTAAAGACATTAACCTTATTCTAGTTGATGGAGACGGACGGCAAACAGAGCAAACAGGGGATATCTTATACGATGCACAAAATAAAACTTTAACGTATCCAAGTATTGGTGAGCCATTGCCGGCAACTTATAAGGTTGTTTTAATCAGACGAACTCCAATTTCACAAACTACAGAATTAGCCAATAAATGGCCTTATAACCATATTGAAGGTATGGGTGATAAAGTCATTCTAATTCTTCAGGAAATGAAAGAACAATTAGATCGCACTTTACAAATTAATGTAGGCGCTGACGAAGACCCAAATCAAGTTACACGTGATATCGTCGATAATTCTGTAGAGGCGGCAAAAAAAGCAATTGCAGCCGCATTAACTGCAGAGAGTAAAGCAAGCGAAGTACAAGATAATGCAACAAAGCTAACAGCCATTAACGACAATATCAATGCATTATCTCAAACGGTGGATGATAAATTAGCGACTGCAAATACAGCTCTTATCCAAAGTGCTGATACATTTGAGAAAACCCAAGTACTTGCAGATAATACAAAAGCCTATGCGGCACAAACAGAAACCGATAAGAAAAATATTAATGATTTAGTATCTAAAGCAGACACGATTAAATCAGACATCGATAATAAACAAATCGCAAGTACAGGTAATGCTAAAAAGGCGGAAGATGCTGCCAAGCGTGCTGAAATAGCAGCATCAAAAGCTGAGGAAATAGCCGTTCCCGGTGGTAAAGGTATTGTAACTAAAACAGAGGCAGCAGCGACATTTGTATCTAAGAATTCTTTGAACGGTATCGTATCGGTTAAAGACTTCGGCGCTGTAGGCGATGGTGTAACTGATGATACGGCAGCATTTAAACGTGCTAATGATAATTTGGCCAATAAGATTTTATTAGTCCCAAATGGACAATACAAACTAACTGAGCATTTAACCTTTAATACTGTAGGTTCTGTAATGGATATGGGTGTATATACCAATATCAAGCCATATTATCCAACAGAAACGCCAATGTTAAAAGGTGCATCCAATATAGCATTTGTGAAAAACATTACGTATGATGCGGAAGTAAATCAGTGCCAAGGGTTTACTTACAATTCCAAAAAAAATGTATTCGTTCTTGCCTGTATCAATGGTGAAGGTACTAATCAAATTCTTTACGAGCTCAATCCTGACACCTTTGAAAAAGTAGGTACCTATAAATTTACGGATTCTGAGCGTCTAGGGCATTGTAATACTATGACGTACAATCGCTTTACCAATAAGATATACCTAACAAATGGACTAAAAAACGGCAACAATTTGACAGTTATTAACGCAGATACTATGGCAATCGAAAACACTGTCATATTTCAAGAAAAAGTATTCAACATTGATTATGATCCAATTACAAGGACTTATGTTTCCATTGTCCCTATTGCAGGCAATCAACGAGTTCGGACAATCAATCTATACAATGATGACTTCAAAAAGCTCAAAACTTATCAAGTAGATTATATCTATCCGGACATGAACAATAACGGAGCATTCATGTTAAATGGTGCTATCATGTCCGCAACGCTAGGGAGCCTTGTTGAATGTACTCCGTTTGGAACAGTCAAACAGATTATTGAAATCAATCGTGAAACTGAAATCGAAGATATTGCTTACTATAATGGTAAGTTCTATTTTGCTGTGCTTACTCAAAAGCCTAATAAACGTCACCAAGTAGATATATATGTAGGCGACCCCAATTACGATTTTGAAAATTCCATCAATATGCAACGATTGAAAAACCTTGATTATCTAGGGCTTAGTGGTGGCAAGATGAAAGGCCCAATCATCATGCCAAATAATACATCTGTGCAAGTGACAGATACTAAAGGAAGCGCTCATCATGCTGTCAAGATGTCTACTGGTAATAGCATGGAATTTGGCATGAGTGATAACCGTACCGTATTTCTCGGCACATCGTTAGGCTACTACGACAAGAACAAAAACAAAACTTTTAAAGTATTAACTGAGGACGATGTATCCGGTACCAATACTGGCGGACTAATGTTAAAAGAAGATGCCGAAAAAACGTATGTAAAGAAAAGCGGGGATACCATAAATGGTAATTTAGTTGTAGATATTATTAGTGGACCTAAATACAACCCTGACGATTTTGTAAAATCTCCATCAAAATTTACTGGACTAAAAGTTGGTGAGGCTAACGAGGTTATGATTGGTGGGAGAAAATGTTGGGGCACATGTATTTCTATTCCTTGGAGTAATTCTAATGATAATCGTGTATTAGGGTGTCAACTATATTTCGCAAATTCAAACGACATGTATATACGGTTTGATAATAATTCATCTGAATTTCCGTTAGAATGGCGCCGAGTTGCTACATTCAAATTAAATGGACATTTATTATTTGCAAACGGTGCAGAATTGTGGGTGGAATAATGGCAGTTATCAAAACCAAGACACCTAATGGGCAAATACAAACATACAATTTAACAGATAATTCTAAGGACACGGGTGGTAATTACATCCGTGTCCGTTTTAATGACCAAGATTTTTATGCAAGGGTTTCAGTGAATGTAACGCCATTAAATGTTGTTAAGTCAAATGGAGATAGAGGGTATGTGCAATATGACCCTATAGGATTCAATACATGGAAGTGGGAAGCATGGCATGTAGAAAAGTTTAACCGATGGTATGTGTACTTACCAAAAGGTAAATATAGAGTAACAATTACTGCAATGACAGAAAAAGCTTATGAATTAACGATTCCTACATCTAAAGATATTGAAATCACAATTATAACATATAGGAACAATAATAATGATGGTTTCATTAGGTTTAATATTGATAATCAAACTTATAGGAAAGAATTCATTGATAAGGGGATTAAGCGTTTAGTAATTGAAAGGACAGGGAACATATGATTGAAATTTTCGCTCCGCCACCACCTATTATGGTGGGATTAAATGAACATGAACTTGTACAAATATCATTAGCTATATTTTGTACTTTGATATTGGTATTTGTTGATACGATATTGCGCATCTTAGTTGAGGTGCGCAATTTTAATATCGCAACAAATAGACCCTGTACGGTTACCAATACAATATTGGCCATACTTTGGCGTGGATGGGGCTACGTTGAAATCAACGGTAAGAAACATAGATTTCTAGTCAGCAATAAACTGAGAGCCGATATGACAAAGAAACTGGTTAAATCATATCCTTGGTTATTTGTATTATCGTTCATTCTGTTAACCTTGCCAGATGTGGAATTTATTTTCTTAGGCCGACTAGATACGTTTTTAAGCACAGGAATGTACCTCATTCCGATTGTGATTGAACTGGCATCCTGTATTGAAAATATGATTGAACTAGAGTTGGTGGAATCGAGGTGGTTCAAACGTGCGATCGGATTAGTTAAACAGGTAATAGCATTCATTAAATCTGTAAAAGAGGCGATTAAATGATTGAAAAAATTAGTATTCGTGAGGTGTTAACAATCCTCATCCTAGGGGCGGTCAATATAATGGCCGTCCTTTATGGTTATAACGAATTGGCCATGAGCATTTCCTCTGGACTCGTTGGCTATTTAGGAGGACGTGAATCAAATAGGAAGGAGCAAAACAAATGGAACTAGGAAAATTAAGTGCTGCGTATGAAAGCAATGGAGACCCGGCTATTGTATCTACAGGTGAGGGGGACCTTGGGGGTATTTCGTATGGTGCTTATCAGTTAGCAAGCAATTGCGGAAGTGTGGATGCGTTCCTTGGTTGGGGGTTGCGTCAAGAAGATGGATTCTACAAGGATTATGCAAAGGCTCTTCAAAGTGCAGGACCTATCAATTCCGATGAATTCATTAACAAATGGCAAGAATTGGGAACCATAGACCCTAATGGATTTATGGCAATGCAGCATGACTACATCAAATATGCTTATTATGATGTGGCATGTAGTGAATTAGCCAATCAATTATTTGATATTAATATCCATAGTCGAGCATTACGTGATGTTGTATTTTCCGCAGCTGTTCAGTATGGCCCCGGTGAAGTTGTTAATCTTTTTAAAGAAGCAATGCAATATGTTCCGGGTTGGGAGCCTGATTGGAACTTATCTTATGTGAATGACATTAAGTTTGACTGGGATTTAATTAATGGGGTTTATGAACAACGAAAGCTACATCCATGGAACTATGAAGGTAATCCTAGTTGGTTGCGTGAAAATCTTGTTGAACGGTTCGATGCAGAAAAAGCACAAGCATTAGAAATGTTCTCGCAAGAAATGCAAGAAAGGGGTCTATGATGAGCCTTTGGACTTTTAAGGTATTGTTTTACCTAAAACGACATAAAATCCTCATAGGGGGGCTAATTTTAATTATTTTAGCTATTGTAGGGGTATCTATATATAATTCACATCAGGTTAAAAAGCCTGTGTTATTAAAACAGGAGCAAATAAAAGATCCTGTAAAACTGGCTAATGCAATTCATATTACTAAAGATGAAGCACAACAAGTTGTTTCCAAGATGGAAACTGCTCAACCGGTAACCACATATTATGTACAGGCCCCTACGGTAGAACAGGCGGCCAAACAAACACAACAGGCTATCAAACATGAGGACCCGGCATTACCTAAAGCAGCAACAGAAAAGTCAGATAGGACTGCTGTTGTTGCTAATACAGACCAGCAAAAGGTAGACGTTTATAAAATTAACCTAAACAAAGCACATAAGATTAAAGCTGGTGTGACGGTATTAGATAGTAAAGCCTATGAGACTATTGGCTATCAAGCAGGCAAAGTTGAAGTATTAGCGCACTTTGACGGACAACATTTTGAAGGTGGCAGTGTTCTATATACAGTAAAGGAATGGTGATCCAATTATCTCCGAGTTGCACGGTTTGCAACAGTCAACTATTAGATGATAGTTAATGGGGGTGGTAAAATCAGTACACTATATCTCGACGATGATATGATGCCGTATGCTGATATATTTCTAAAAGCAATAGCCAATATCGAGGCATTGGGTTATTCTTTTAAACCTGATTTGTTAATACATAAATATATCGGAAGAAGTAAAAAGCTATTAGGCATAACATATTGGTATCATGATGATTCCTGCTTGATTGAGTTAAGTAAGGATAATCATGATAAAGACATCGAATTAAATACAATCTATCATGAACTGGCACATGCTACTGTTGAGTGCCATTTTAAAGGTCATGGTAAAGAATTTAGAAAACTACGAAAAAAGATAATTGACGCTTACAATATCGATATTGGCGGCGCAATATTACAGTGAGGTGAAAAATATGGCAAAGACATTTGAATTTAACGGAAAGACTTACAATTTTGCAGAAGATGTTCAAGTTCCGCAAGAGGGGTTATTCGAGGCAACATTAGTTGATGAAAACAACCATCGATGTGAAATGATTTTTAGGAACGGTGTACTATTCCGATTAACTGAATTAGATTAAATAAATTGAGGGTAGCGTAATTGCTACCCTCTTTTTTATTTGCCGTCAAAAAATCGTCAAAAATTCATTTTGAAATATGCTATTTTCTATTATTAGTTTTACTAAACCACGACATAAAACTTTGATTATTACAATGTATTTTGAAATATGAAATATTTTAAACCGATATACCCTTTTATGATTGACAAGAATGTCGATACACCTCCAACAGTAGAAAATCTATATAAGGAAGGATATCTTACTGAACATGTTAAGACTGCAAAAGGAAAAGAATACACTATTACTTATGAAGTTGTCAGTGGTGGGACTTCAAAATCTGTTGTTGTTAAAGCACCTAATGAGCCTTAATTAACTTGTATAGATTATGAATTACATACGTTAGTTATATGAAAGGACAAGGTATGAAAGGGACCAATTATGTGATAGGACTTTTTGTATATATAGCATCTATATTGCTACCTGTTATAGTTTCATCAAAAGCAATATCTTATACTCACATTGCTTTATATGCTGTGTTTTCACTCATCATCATAGCAGGTGCTACCATCGATATGCATTACTATATATTGCCTGATGAAGGGGCGTTAGTTCTTGTAATAGGTGGCATTATATATAGCTATATAAATGATCAATCTATGTTAGTAACCTTATTAAGTGTTATCAGCGTAGGTACTATTACATATGGACTTCGTTTGATTAGCCATAAAGGCTTTGGCATAGGCGATATTAAATGGTTTTCTGCTATTGCAATATGGCTCACTCCATGGGAAATTATATGTTTCTTTTACGTAACTTTTTGTGTTGGTTCTCTCTATCTCTTACTCACCGGTTATCGTAATCGATATATCCCATTTGGTCCCTTTCTATGCTTTGGTGGATGGTGTGCCTTACATGGAGGTTCCTATGTGGAGGTGCTTTACCAATGGTTAAGGTACAACTTATAAATCGTCAAAGTGGATCTTTATTGGCGGAATGGATTATTACTATTGGTTTAATCTTATTGCTCATTTCTATTGCCTTACCTATTGTGACAACACCTAGTCGTTATACTTTAAATGGTACTACGCAAGAGGTGGCGTATATGCTCAAGAAAGTTCAACTGTGGTCTATGTTAGGGCATAAATCTAATGGTAAAGGGAGAATGCTTTTTATTTTAAATAAGGACAGTTACACCTTAGAGGAAGATGTTAATCATCATACGGTAAACATATCATTACCGCAAAATATTGAGAACGAACGGTCTATGACAATTATTTCTTTTTCAGCCTTGGGCTTACCTTATGATGGGACAGAAATTATTTTGAAAGATCGTGAAAGTGGTGAGAAAAATCGTATATGGATATCTGTACAAACAGGGCGAATTAGGTGGGAAGAAGTGCACTGAAGGATTTATGTATGGTGACGCTTTAATATCAGCTGCTATAATCATGTTCATTTTACCGATTGTATTATCTATATTTTGGATGGCTACTCTTACGGTATATAGGGCGTATTATTGGGATCATATATTGCAAGATACCATAACGTATTTAGAAGTGGCTAAAGCTTCTTATTATAAGAATGGAGCAATAGAAACTGGTGTATATAATTCTCAATTTACAATGAGTCCCAGTGAAAAAATTACCTATAAAATACATATAAAGCCTGTAGTGATAGAAGGTGTATCTTTACAACGATTAACAGTAGATGCCATCGACAATCAATCTGTTGTCTATTCTCTATCAGTTGATTTGGAGGGGATACATTGAAGGGCGAGGATATAGAAACGGTAATTGGGAAGAATAAAGAATACAAGCAGAATCCCATAACAGATAGAAATAAAAATAGAAATGATATGGGTTTTATTTTGTATTCTACGCTTATTAGTATGATGATTTCTATCATAGTCCTTACCTTATTGTTAGGTATCGTATTCTATGCAGTTATGTGGGATGCTAAATTACTTGATAGTGTAGCTATGATGGAGGATGGTCGATATACACGGCGTATGGTTGTGGCTCATATGATATGGAATCCTGTGAAGGTTACTGTAGAAGATCGTAATACAAGTTTATATATTCACGATACAAAGCGCACAACCTTAACTGTACAACGTCATGCATTATACAGAAAATTAACGGATGGTAGCTTGCAACCTGTCAGTGGTAGTCGAATTGTAGGAACTACAGATAAAAGAAATGTGGGCTATACCCAAGAATACCCTTTTAGTGTAGATACTAATGGGACCGTGTATTTACGTTGGTATATTAATAATCGTTTTGTTAATGATAGAAAATACACAAGTGGTTATGGAGGATTATCCATATATGAGGTCTCTGTTGGACAGAGTGCTATTTATGATTGGTATACAAGTAAAGAGGAGACAGATTATGAACGTAGGAGCCCATAACGCGGGCTTTATTACATATATAGCGATACTTGCAATGTCCTTTTTATTATTATTAGCTTTTATGGGGCTGCGTATAGGACAAATATGTGAAAGTAATGTGGTAGACGAATTGCATTTGGAAGAGGCTCATTATGCGGCACAGAAAGGTGTTCATTGGTTTGTAGGCTATTGTAAATTAGGAAATGTATGGGACTTTCAAAATAAATTAGTTGTGATAGATGATGAAAATGTAGAGATTACTATTGAAGCAGACCAATCAACAGATAATCCGCGACATATTATGAGTTATGGAAAATTGAAAAATAGTGAAATCGTGAGTCGTGTACATATGTATGTGACCGTAGACAAAGAAAAACATATGCATGTTATAAAGGTAAAACCTTATTGAGGTGATTCTATGAAACGAAAAAAGAGAATACATTCTGGAGTATGTATAACTGACGAACATATTGTATGTGTTACCGCTCATATAGAAAATAAAACAATGGTCATTACTGATGCGTTAGAAATGAAGCGTACAGGACCTATTGATGAAGACGTTACAAAATTTATAGAAACGTATGATTTAGATGAAGGGGCTTATAGTATTGTTGCTAATATTGATACACAAATGCATGTAGCATCTTATGATCCTCATGATTTTGATATGAAGGAGTTTATAAAGTGGAATATAGAGGACTACTTTAGTTTTGAGGGGGATAGTTTCCAAATGGATGCTTGTCGCCGGGAATATCCACGACACAATTATCATATGTTTATGGTGGCTGTAGATCGGCATTCACTAGAGCTTTTGAAGCAAGGTATACGAGATACTTATGCACCTGTTGATGTTATTGATTTTTGGCCTATTCCTATTTGTTATTGCTTGATGCGGCGCAGCGGTACTGTAACAGGTGTTGTGGAAGAAGGCGCCATGCATTTATGGCTTTGGTGGAATGATATATGCATTCAAGAGTGTATTGTACCTATTACTAGTAGCGATGTAGCTGAAGCTATGGATAAGTTAGGAGTGAGATTACAAGACTTTGGTATAGATGAGATACAGGGAATTCGGATGTATGGGTTAGAATCTATAACAAATGAAGAACGGACAGATATGGAAGGTATAATTTCCATGTATGGAGAAACTGAATATATTCCATTATTATTCTTAGGTCGTGG